ACGTGAATTATTCCCAAGCACACAAATATGTTACTGACACTTTCAAACGTAAGAAAGGTGAAGGTACAAAACAGTTTATGTCTACTTTGGACAACGTTAAGGAAATGACGTTTGATGAGGTGGGCCAGTTGAGTCTATTTAATGATGGCATTACTAGAACGTTAAATTTTGTAGGTCACGGACCAAAACAAGGTGGTGACATGGTTAATCCAAAATATAAGCACAAGCCAGTAGCATATACAGTTAAAGCGTTTGCACAGCGGTTTAATAAAGGTAATTACATACTAGCCGTGAATAAACACGCATTAGCGATTAAGGATGGCGTGGTGATTGACAATGGTAATTATCAGTATGATGGTTATAGGCGCGTAGTAGAGGGTGCGTACCAAGTACAGTAAGTAACCGTACGTAATTATAAAATATAGGGTCGTGACGACGATTATAGTTGGTACTCCCGCGGTGACATAACCTACCGTGGTGGGTACCTTACTATATAATACTACCTAGGTGCTACATACTGGATATATAATAATAACTATAGTAGGGCTGGCGGCGTACGGCGTATATGCGGTATAAATACCCACGGCGCGCCGCCGTCTATCGCGCGTGTATATGTGGGGACAAGGGTGTAGCGGGCTTCATAGATCGTATACAACTCTAACCCATCGATTGTATATACAAATATATTCATGCAAGAGCCATATAGGATAATTGAATTGAAAATCCGCAGGGCGCAAATCATAGCGAACGACGATTTTTTGGCATCGATAGGAGATATATGTATATAACGTAATAACTACTTCATTATGGGGTAATATGAATAATCGCAGATAATCGATTGAAACCAATATATATTGACATGAAACGTAAAATAGACATATCTACAGCGATTTATATAACACTTATGGTTGTAGTGTTTACATTAGCAACAATTTCTTAAAGGCTTCCGGTAAAGCGCTTGGAGTAGCGAGGAAGCGTTCGTATATTTACGGGGTAAATGAGGCGCGAAGCCAATAAAACACAAGTTAATTTAAATAAATAAAAGTTATGATGAATTCCAGCGATTTGCAAGATGCAAAGTTTTTAACAAAGAAGAATATTGCGAGCTTAGCTCCATCAGTATTCGCAAGTGAACCAAGTAGTGAAGTTTCTAAGCACTACACACACATTCCAACCGAAAGGGTAATTGATGATATGGAGCTTCTAGGATGGAAGCCAATTCAAGCAACCGAAGTTAAAGCTCGTAAGAACTCAACGAGAGGCTTTCAAAAACACCTATTGACATTTCGTAATGAAGAAGTTGTTATTAATGGAGATGATGGTGATACAGTTTTTCCACAAATTCTAATGACTAATTCGCATGATGGTAAAAATGCATTTCAATTTCAAGCAGGTTTATTTCGTTTGATTTGCTCTAATGGATTAGTTATTGCAGATACACAATTTGAAGCAGTTAAAATGCGTCATATGGGTTATTCATTTGAGGATCTACAAGGATTAATTAAAGAGATGGTTGAAAAGCTACCACTAACGGTAGAGTCGATGAATATCATGAAAGCCAAAGAAATGGCAGAAGAAGAAATTCTTGATTTTGCGCGAGCAGCTATCAATACACGATTTTCAGCTAAAGAAATGAATCGTATTCAAATTGATTTAAAAGAACTCGTAAATCCCGTTAGAAAAGAAGACGCAGGCTCAGATCTTTGGTCAGTATTTAATGTAGTTCAAGAAAAAATCATTACAGGTGACTTCGATTACAGAGCAGGTAATAAAGCACGTAAAGCTCGTGAGATTAAAAACTTCAAGCAAGATATGAGAATTAATAAAGAGCTATTTGAAGTAGCATTATCATATGCTTCATAAGGAAAATATTTGGATAAATGGAACGTTTGATGTGCTTCATATGGGGCACATCAAACTTCTTCAAAAAGCTCATGAAGTAGCAACAGATGAATTTAGAAGTTTTAGTTGGAAAATTGTAGTTGGAGTAGATACGGATGAAAGAATAAAAGAATCGAAAGGAGTAGGCCGACCAGTTAATACTTTAAAAAATAGAATGGATTTCTTACACGCGATAAGATGGGTGGATGAAGTTTACGCTTTTCATAGCGATGATATGCTTCGAGGGTTAATAAAAGCGCATGCACCTAAATATATGATAATAGGAGATGATTATAAGAATAAACCCATAATTGGAAGTGAATATATAAAAGAAATTATTTACGTACCTCGCTATGAAGGTTTAAGTTCCTCCGCAATTATAAATGGAACCCACAACTAGCATATATTTATCATAAAATTCCAGCATGGCAAATTACAATTCATCATCAATGTGGGTAGGAGCTTTTGGTGAAGCACTTACGGCGGGAGTAGAATACACATTCGCACTTCAGACATTCGCATATCCATCTCAATCAACATACTTTAACTCTGCTTATTTTATGGTTGACTCATCAACTACTACTAATTCAAACCTTCAAGGCTCATCCACAAACGCAAAAGTAGGTGCATTAAAAGGTGGACTTATTCCACTTTCTAATACGGTTGGTTCTATAACTGGCATTGGTGCAAATACTACATTTACATTTGATGTTGATGGTGATCAACAAGGAAGTAGTGCTCAAATAGAACTTACTTCAACTGCGGGAGTTATAACACGAGCTAATGTTACTAAAGGTGGGCAAAATTTTACTAGTGGTGATGGTATTACAATTAGTCAAAATGACTTACAAGCTGCTGGATTTTCTAATGCTGATGCTTCTCAACAACTTGATTTATTCCCTGATCATATTGAAGGTAGCTATATTTCATCCGACTTTACTGGTACATTTAAAGACTTTACAAATGATATATCTCAATCGAATTTCGTGTCTTCTTCACGTGGATTTGCGTTTAACATCGAGCAAACACCATCTAACCCACAACCATTAGGAGAATTTAAATTCACGCCTACTACAACTATACCCGCTAGCTCATACTTAATTAAATCAAGCGGTCATTTTATACTAACAATTGCATAGTATATACGTATTTAAATATTATTATATGTAGAAGGGAGACCTTTTTGAGAGAAACGAAGACTTCTATGAAAACATTTGGCTCCCCGAAATCTTGTTCGTATATTTACGGAGTAAATGAGATGCATAAAGCATATCATATTAATTAAAATAAAGGTTATGAAAAATACAATATTTGCCCTATCAATTCTTTTAGCTTTTTCTTCATGTACTAAAGAAGCTATTGTTCAAACTCCTTGTAATGGAGATTGTGAAACTTCTTATGGAGTTATATATAAAAATAATTTAATTTCTCCTAATGTAGACGGATATTATGAAGTAGAGTGGGATGAGTTAAATTACTTTCAAATATCCGGTTATCTTACCCCACTAAATGATGATTATGTTTTAAATGGCGTTCCTTTAATTGAAGCAAAGTTTGACTCTGATTATTGGGTTGTATTAGATAGTTTAACTTTTCAAACCCCTATGTATTCTTATTTAGGTTGGTTTAATAGTAATTCATTAAATGATCCTATAGCAGTAGGAAATATGATTATTACTTTAAATGATATGATTTCATTATATCCTCCTTTAAATATTGTTGGTTATCAAATCCCTAGATATTTTGATGTAGATCATCCTGCTGCTCATACTTTATTAGGAACTTACTCAAAATATACTTATCAACCTACTCAAAATATATTTTTAGATGATGAAATGGTAGGGGATACAATTAATATTTTTATAGAAACTACATTTAATACAGATATGGGAGAAAGTGAATTAATAGAAGATCAAATAAAAATTATTATTTTATAGAATAAGTTTGGAGAATTAAAATCAATTATGTACATTTAAAACAAAAACATTATGGCAGAAGATATTAAAAAAGATTACCAAGAAAATCATGATACTTTAGTTACATTTGGTGATGAAGGTTATACAATGCGTAAAGATGATCCTTTAACTAAAGAAGCTATTAAAAAGTCAAAAGCACTTAAAGAAGCTACTATTAATAAAGCACTTAAAGAGGGTCAAATTTCATTATTTGAAGGATTAAATTTAAGTGATAAAAGAGAAGAAGGAGAAAGCTTTGATGAGTACAAAGATCGTAGGCAAACTAATAAAAACCTTCTAAAAATTTATAAAACTTTAGGTAGAGAAAGATGTATGGAAGAATATCCTCAAGGATTTAAATATGCTATTGCTCAAACTATGCAACATCAAATAAATAAAGAAAAATCAAAATCACAATTCGAAGCCACTATAAATAATAAAGATGGCTCTACTACAGAAATTCCAGTTGTAATTAAAAATGATAAAGATGCTACCACAATTTAAAAAAGAATTCCTCAATACAATTAAAAGTGATAAAATGATTGAAATTGTTGAAATATTAGATAGAGCAAATGACTTTGGACTTACTACAGAAGTAGTAGTTACAGCATTAAAAGAAATGCAAAATAATCCAGAATCATCACCACTTCTTTCTTTACAAATTGCAGCACAAGATTGGGATTTGTAAAATTTCATTCGTATATTTAAGTATAAATAATAAATAAAAGTTATGTCAAAGACAAAAAAAGATCCTAAAGCAGAATTAATTAATGAACTTATTCAACTATCAAAGATTAGAGATGAGTATTGGAGTTTTCACCCTGCTAACCCTCATTCTGTAGATGTTAATATTGAAATACCTAAAATCGATAAAGCTATGGAAGAACTTCAAAACCAAATAGCCCTCTTAGGTAAATAAACCGAATGCCGCTGTGGTGGAATTGGTAGACACGACAGACTTAAAATCTGTTGAGCCGAACGGCTCGTGGCGGTTCGAGTCCGCCCAGCGGTACCAACACTCCCAAAACGTTATTTTTTTATAGAATGGACTCGTAGCTCAGCTGGATAGAGCAATACCCTTCTAAGGTATCGGTCGTAGGTTCAAATCCTACCGGGTTCACCATATAGGCATGTATCTCCTCAAGCTTATACCTTGTAGAAAGAGTAATTGGTTACATGAGAGTTCAAGTCTCTCCTTGCCTACCTATATGTATTAATGGTAAAAAGTTACCAATTCCTATAATTTACTTAATACATATTTCAATGAAAAATCTCTTTTTCTTTTGGGCGTTTTTTGTTTGGTCTTCATCATTATTATCTCAAGTTTCAACGTGTGATCTAGAACTTCTAGATATTAATTGGGATGAAGAAACTATTACTTTAACTTTAAATGATAATAACTGTAGTAATTCAAGTACTCCTTTCTGGGTACCCTCTGAGGATTCTCTATATGTTATGCAACTAGGATTTAGTTTTGATGGGTATAGTTGTCTAATTCCATCATCAGCTTTTACTTTTTTCTATCCAGCTTTAGGTTTAAATGATACTATTACTTATTATTTTGGAAATTGGAATGATCCCTTCAATTGTTTTAATTCTGCTTTTGATTATTATCAAGAAAACTGTATAGTTACTGTTAGTGCTGTAGGTCCTAATAATAGTATTAATTTAGATTTAAATGGTAGTAATAATTATATTGCATTTAACCCTGTATTCGATAATTGCTATGGCTTAGTAAATGTAAGCGAATATACACGCAATTTAACGCATTATATACACGATATTTATGGTAATGTGTTACATATAACAAACGATATTAATAGTTTAAATCTACGTGGGTTTTATATTGTTAAAAATAAAAATGGAGTAACTAAATATTATAGATAATTTGGATTATTGGTATTTATAACATATATTAATACTAACCACTTAAAATTTCACAAATGAGTAGTGAAGATAGATTATATAATGTTTATTATGAAGTTGAAAAAAAAGGATTAAAATCTCTTTTTGATAGGCAAATAGAAAGCATGAAATATCAGGATAAACATCGGCATAAAGAAATTGCTGAAAAGTGGGAGTATGCCCTTTATAGAATTAAAGGGGGAGAATCCTTAGAAAAATATTAATGGCAGATTTAAGTAATATATTTGGATTATTTTCTCAAGAAGATGATTATGACTTTAATAATGAAAAGAATAAAACTAGTTATGATGAATTAAAATCATCACCTATGTACTATGTGGGGATGTACAAAAAATTAATATTAAATCACATAAATTTTAATAAAAAAGTTTTAAGTTTCTTTAAAAAAGCAAATGAAGAATTTGAAATTAATGATATAAAGGAAGCTGGGGAGTTTGTTACATATAATAGAGCTTATGGGTTTTTAAAAAATATTGATTTGGATGATCCTAAACATATAGAAAGTATTAACTATTATAAAGATGAATATTTAGATACTTCATTAAAGTTAGGAATTAGTTTTTTTCAACAACACGAAGAATATGAAAAATGTGCATTCTTATTAAAAATATTAAATAAATCAAAAAGTCTTCAATCTAAGGTTGGAGTGGATAATTCTTAATCGTATATTGGAGGTACAGGAAAGGGAAAGAAAGATAAGATAAGAGAATAAAGAGAAATAAGGTACATAAGTACCTAAAATACTCATCATTACAACAATTATAACAAATAATAAAACTATGGCATTACGTAACCCAGAAACAGTATCTCGTCTATTAGATAGATTATCGGGATCACTTAAAAATTTAAAATTAATGGTAAAATCTCAACAACCAGTAGATGATTTTGTCAAAAAAATTGACGATACTCAGGATATTATTGATCAATTAACTTCTACTTTAGAAAGAGAAGGTACACCATTAAGAAACGGATAAATTAAAAAATAAAAGTTATGAAACTATCAGCAGAAAAAATACAATCCAATTGGGTTGAATTTAATACTAATATTGAACAACACATTACAGGAGATCGTAAACAAAAATTATTGGATTTTTATAAAAAATATGAAGAGCGTGTTTCACTAATGCCGGCTTCACATAAAAAAGAATATCACAACGCTTTTCCAGGTGGTTATGTTGACCATGTTAATAGAGTAGTTAAAGCTGCTTTATCTATGTCTGCTGTTTGGGATGGGTTTGGAGCCGATATGTCTACATTTACACAAGAAGAATTAGTATTCTCAGCTATAAATCATGATTTAGGTAAAATGGGTGATTCAGAACATGAATCTTATCTACCTCAGACTGATAAGTGGAGAAAAGATAAGTTAGGTGAAGATTATATGCATAATAAAGAAATTGCATTTGCTGCAGTCCCTGATAGAGGTTTATTTTTACTCCAACAACATGATATTAAGTATACCTTTAATGAAATGATAGCTATACAAACTCATGATGGTTTATATGATCCAGCAAATGATAAATATCTAAAAGGCTATATGCCCGAAACAAAACCAAGAACTTCATTACCATTTATCCTACATCAAGCAGATATGATGGCAGCTAGAATTGAGTTTGAAAAAGAATGGTTACCTAAATTAAAAAATAATTTGGATACCAGTAAGAAAAATTATACATTGTCTAATAAATCAACTAAGTCTAAAGCACTAGGTACAATATCAAGTCCAGGACTTAAAAACATGTTAGATAACTTATGATAACAACAATAATAATACTTTCAGTAATAGTCGTAGCTTTAGGGTTTACGACTATTAATCTACTACGTAAGAATGAAAAACAAGAAGATATACTATTAGGGTATTTAACATACTTAGATAACATATCTAGATTAATAGAGGTTTCAGACGAAAAAATTAAAACAACAGATATTAAGGGATCGTTTGAAGGGGATGATGAAGTAGGACATTTCTTCAAAACTATTAAGGATATTCAAGCAATTCTTAATGATTTTAATGTAAGAAAAATTTAAGAATAAATGGACCACATAATTGAGAAAAATAAAAAGATTAGAAAAGGTAGAGTATATTTCACAAAAGACACAGAAGCAGCAATTGTCAAATATAATAATTCTACAGATAAGTTAGAAAGAAGTGATCTATATCAAGATCATATTCATTGGCCTTTTTATAAATTAACTCAAAATATAATTCATACCTTTAAATTTTACTATACAGAAGTTGAAAATTTAGAAGATTTACAACATGAACTTATGGTATTTCTTTTATCAAAAATCCATCTATTTAACCCAGAAAATGGAGCTAAAGCATATTCTTATTTTGGTACTATAGTAAAAAGATGGTTAATAGTATATAATACTAAAAATTATGGTAAAAAAATACAAAATATTACAATTAGTGATTTACAAAATTATTCAAATTTAGACCAATTAAATCCAGGATTTATTACGTCACAGAAAATGGAAGATGGTTTAATGAAAGTAGTAGAGAAAGAATTTGAAGGTGATGAATTAGCTTTAAAAGGTTATAAATATGAAGATAAATTATCAATTTTTATTGATCAATTTGTAGATGAATGTACTGAAAGAATTTATATAATATTTCCTAAAGGAAACGATGCTCAAATCGCAGATGCTGTTTTAGAATTATTTAGAAAAAGGGATGTTATTGATGTTTTTAATAAAAAAGCATTATACATTTATATAAGAGAAATGGTTGATGTAAAGACTCCAAAAATTACTAAAATAGCTAATGTTTTATATAAAATATTTAAAGAAAAGTATTTAGTTTATTTAGAACATGGTTATTATCCTCCCTCAAAGGTTTAATTTGTTTATATTTATAACCAAAAATTATGAGCCAATTAGATTCAATAGTATTTGGTAAAACAACATTTTCTAATATTTTAGAAGAAATCTATAAAAACCAAAAAAGGAGAGAAGGTCAAGTAACAGCTCTTATATCAGAGCTTAAGCCATTAGTTAATGAAATTGGAGATGCTACTTTAATAGTTCCCTTAATAAAGGAATATATGGAGATAGGTGTTAAAAATGATGAGCAACTAATTAAAATGGCTACTATTATCCAGAGAGCAGTACAAAACACTAATGATGATGGTAGTATAGGGATAAGTGAAGAAGAGAAAGAAGCACTTATGGCTGAAATGGAAAAACTTCAAATTAAAGATAAAGAAGAATAAATGGCTATTAAACCCACAACAGGTTTAGGTTCTTTAGCAGGACCCTCAAATTCATCCCCTGGACAATCTAGTGTATTTTCCGGGCGAGTGAGATATGCTATGCTTGATGATCAAACACAACCTAAAGCATTTAAAAAATTTGGTGAATGGAGTTCTATAGGTTGTATATTTTTTGATAAAATTAATCAACCTAACCCAAGTCCACAATTTGCAACTGATAATTTTGCTAGGCCTTTATTTCCCAACCAATCTACAATACCCTTAGAAAATGAAGTTGTTTATATAATGGCTTTACCTAACAGCGATATCCAATCAAATGTAAATAATTTATCATATTATTACTTTCAACCTATAAATATTTGGAATAGTGTCCATCACAACGCTATACCAGACCCTATTAATGGTAATTCTCTTCCAGAATCCCAACAACAAGATTATGAACAAACAGAAGGAGGATCAGTAAGAAGGGTTACAGATGGGGGAACAGAAATAGATTTAGGTGACACATTTGAAGAAAAATTAGAAATAAGAAATTTATTACCTTATGAAGGTGATAATTTACTTCAAGGAAGATGGGGTAATACTATTAGATTTGGATCAACTGTTACTGAAGCAACAATTCCAAACCCTTGGTCAAATGCTGGTAATGATGGTGATCCTATTACTATTATAAAAAATGGTCAACATGAAGAAGATACAGATCCTTGGGTACCACAAGTAGAAGATATTAATACAGATCTATCTAATATATATTTAACATCTACACAAGCTATACCTATTGAAGTAGCAAGTAAGAGCTATAATTCTTATTTTAGTCCTCCTACAGCACCTAGTAAATTTACAGATAATCAAATAATCTTATCATCAGGGAGGTTATTGTTTAATTCAAAAAATGATTCAATATTATTAAGTGCTTTTAAAACTATTAATCTTAATTCTATTGATAGTATTAATTTAGATTCTCCTACTACAGTAATAAAATCTGATACAATATTATTAGGTGATAAAAATGCAAGAGAATCTGTAATATTAGGAGATAAATTTTTAAATGATTTTCAATCTTTAATGTCTACCTTGATGACATTAACAAATGCACTATCAACCCCAATAGGAATGGGGCCACCAGGAGTAATAAATCCTACAATCCCGGTTCCAGCAGTACAAGTTAATAGTGCAGCCTCTAAAATGTTAAATAACATTCAGACATATAAGTCTCAAGTAAGTAAAAGTAAATAATGGGATTAGAAAAAGTCATAGTAAAACAAGTAGTTAAAGTAGCAAAGGATACTGTTAAAATACAGGGATCTTTGAGTTTAATGAAAGATAAACTAACAGTTTCTGGGCTTAAATTAGTTGAAAAAGCAGAAATTAATCCTCAATTATTACCTTTTGATATAGAAGCATTAGCAAAAGGAGAATTAGATGATACTGATGATATTTTAACTCCTGAGGTTTTATGCAGTTTTCCTGCTATGACCCAAACCCAAATAAATAGTGTAGAAAAAGAAAATGAAATTTTAAAAGCTAATCTTACAAATACCATTGATAATATTTCTTCTTTAAAGGAAGCATTAATTCAAATACAACAACCCCTTCAAATATTAGAAACAACTTCAAGTAATTTAAGAAATGTTATAGTAACAGTTAAAGCTGCTGTTAAAGTAATAAAACTAATTCCAATCCCTACATCTGTTCCACCAGGTGTTGGTATACCTGTAAATATAATTACTATTTTATCTGATGCCTTAGATCAATTAGACAAATTATTAACAATGGGTGCAGCCATTACTACAGCAATTCCAATTTTAGTAAATGCTATATTAGGAATGATTTCCCAAACAATAGTTTTAATAGATGATACAACAGCAAGAATAAATCCAATATTAGATATTTTAGCATTTATTAAAGCAAAATCAGTATTAGGGGATTCTTGTCCAAATGCCGGAGGAGATGGTGTAAGTCAAGGAGATATAGATATTATTAAAAATATAGTAACATCAGACATTCAAGCTGCATTAGCAGAATTAGGAGAATCTTCTATAGCAGCTGTAAATGTAGCAAATGAAGAAAATTTGATTGCATCTTTACAATTCAATTCAGAACCTCCCTATGTATATAGAAATTTTACATTAACTTTAGAAACTGAACCACCAGAAGATAATCCATTTTTCTTTCCTTCTCGTAGAATAAAAGGAGTAAGATATTTTTCATCAAATGCTCAAACAGCAGATATTTTTTATTATGCAGAACCTATAATTACTGGTAGAACATTAGTTCCTTTAAGTGGTCCTATAACTTTATATAATGACCCTCAACTTCAAAATAGATACTCATTTAGTTCATCAGTTCAAGTTTTAGTTGAGGAAATGAAATATAATATAGATCAATATTTAGATGGGTTAACAACAAGAGCAAATAAATTTGCTGCTATAAACGAAGCAACAGAAGCTTTAGAAATAGATCAAATAGTAAGAGGTGGACCTCTTTTAGAAAATGTAACTACAAATGCAATTACAAGTACAAATTCATCTCGATATGTACCTCCATATACTTTAAATGGGCCTAATGTAATTAATACTCCATATTCACAAGTTGAAGGAACTATAACAACTACAGAAAATAATATTAGAATAGTTTTAAACGTTACTGGCGGAGGTAATTCTAATAATGATATTACATCTATATTTAGAATTAGTCAACCACCTAAACCCGAACAGAGTATGCAGTTATATGTAGCTGGTAGTATGGTTGGATCAGATAGTTTAATATTATTAACTCCAGGAATATATGAATATACTCTAACAATGTATCAAGGAGGAAATGGAGCACAAGCTAATTTTTCAATAGGAACAACATAAAAATTTAATAACGTAATATTTATAAATAAAATGAAGACATCAGCCCTAAAATCTGTAATTAAAGAAGCAGTAAGAGAAGCAATTCAGGAAGAATTGAAAGAAATTTTATTAGAAGCTGTTAAAACTCCAAAAGTTATAACACAATCACCAATAGTAGAAAATATATCACCTACAATTCCACCTATTCCGCAAACACCTACAATGTCTTCAGCAGATAAAAGATCTGCTTATGAAAATATTTTAGGAGATACTGCAGCAACTTTTACAAGTAATAATGCTCAGTCTTTTCAACCACAAGCTGGAATGGATGTAGCAAATGGTACATTACCTCCTGGAGAAGTTGATATGAATCAAATAATGGGATTAATGAGTAAATAAAAATGGCAAGAATAATACAAAGCAAATTTCCTATAGATCTTCAACCAAGTAGAGCGGTTGGATTTGGTTTTCCATTAGATGGGGATGCTGTTTTTATACCTACTTATACTACAAGAGAACAAATAAAAGCTAATTTAGTTAATTATTTATTAACTAATAAGGGAGAAAGAGTATTTAGACCTTTATTTGGAGCTGATTTAAGAAGTTTATTATTTGAACAAATATTAGATGTAACAACTGAAGAGTTAAAATCAACAATACAAAATAACATATCAATATATTTCCCTAGTGTTGTTGTAAAAGAAATAGAATTTAATAATCAACAAGATGAAAATACTGTTAATTTTAACTTAACATATCAGATTGTTAATTTCGGAATAGAAGATAATATAAACATATTACTACAATAATGGCTAGACTAGAAAGAGACATAAGATATATTGATAGAGATTTTAATACCCTTAGAAATTCTTTAATACAATATTCTAAAACATATTTTCCTAACACTTATAATGACTTTACTGAAACCTCTACAGGTATGCTGTTTATGGAAATGGCAGCTTATGTAGGAGATGTTTTATCTTTTTATTTAGATAATCAAATACAAGAAACTTTCATTCAAAAAGCCAGACAGACTACTAATTTATATGCATTAGCTTATTCTTTAGGTTATGTTCCTAAAGTAACAACAGTAGCTTCTACTATGATTGATTTTTACCAACAAGTACCAGCTATACAGGTAGGAGGAGAATTTGTCCCAGATTATAATTATTCTTTAATAATTCCTGAAAATACTCAAGTTTCATCTAATACAAATTCAACTCAAAAATTTATAATAGAAGATGCAATTGATTTTTCATCTTCAAGCTCATTAGATCCTACAATAGTATCCGTATACCAAATATCTGGTTTAAACCCAACATATTATTTATTAAAAAAAGCAAGAAAAGCAATTTCAGCTACTGTTAATACAGAACAATTTACATTCACAGCTTCTAAAAAGTTTGATACAAGAACTATTAATGATAGTAATATTATAAGCGTATTAGATGTATTAGATAGTGATGGCAATGTCTGGTATGAAGTACCTAATTTAGCGCAAGAAAACGTATTTAATTCGATTAGAAACACAAATACAAATGACCCTAACTATTCAATAGATACAGAAGTACCATATATATTAGAATTAAAAACAGTACAAAGAAGATTTGCTACTAGATTTTTAAATGAAAATAATTTACAACTTCAATTTGGAGCAGGTAGTACTAGATCAACAACAGAAGAAATAATACCTAATCCAGATAATGTAGGTTTAGGTTTACCTTTTGAAAAAACTAAATTAACAACAGCTTTTTCACCTGTAAATTTTGTATTTACAAATACTTATGGGATTGCTCCTTACAATACTACTTTATCAGTAAGATATTTAACAGGTGGGGGAGCAGCAGCAAATGTTGAAGCCGGATCTTTAACAATAGTAGATGATACTAATATAGTTTTTATCAACCCAGACTTAAACAATACTACATTAGCAAATAATATATTTAATTCTGTATCAAGTAATAATGTATTAGCAGCAGATGGAGGGATGGATGGGGATACTATTGAAGATATAAGATTAAATTCTTTAGGTAATTTTCAAAACCAATTAAGAACAGTAACAACACAAGATTATTTAGTTAGATCATTATCAATGCCTGCTAATTTAGGAGTAATAGCTAAAGCCCATGCTGAACCTCAAAAAATAGGTGATTATCAAGCTGGTGAATTACCAACAGTATTAGATTTATATATATTATCTTATGATATAAATAAAAAATTAAGATCTGCTTCATTTTTATTAAAAAGAAATTTACAGACTTATTTATCAGAATATAGAATGATTAATGATTCTATTAATATAAAAGATGCTTACATAGTTAATATTGAAGTTTTATTCGATATAATAGTTTTACCTAATTTTAATAATGATGAGGTTATAACTAAATGTGTAGATTCTTTAACAACTTTTTTCAATATAGATAAATGGCAAATTAATGAACCTATTTTATTAAAAGATATTTCAATTCTTTTAGATAAAGTAAATGGAGTACAAACAGTACAAAATATAACAGTAAATAATTTAGCAGGTGAAGCTTTAGGATATAGTAAATTTTCATATGACATACCTCTTGCAACAGTTAATGGGGTTATTTACCCATCAATTGATCCAATGGTTTTTGAAGTAAAAAATCCAACACAAGATATTAAAGGTAGAGTAGTACCATTATAAAAATAAATTATGGCAATATATAAAATTTTTCCTACAAAAGATACATCATTATACTCAGTTTCTCAGAGTTTAAATACTGGTTTGGATGAAATATTAGAAGCTTCTACTTACATAGAAGGTGCTCTTCCACAAGTTAGTAGATATTTATTAGAATTTTCACAACCAGAAATAAATAATTTTATAACAACTTATATATCAGGATCAGGAGTAACAGTACTTAATACAGATATAGGTGGATCTGATCTTTTATATGATCAAACAATGACATCATCTGCTAACTATCCAACACAATCAAATGGTGTAGGATATATAACACCTTCATGGGATTTAATACCATCTTCATCAACAGGAAATGGAAGAGGACAACATTTTAATGTTCAAACACATGGAACTTACTTTATACCTAATAGAGATATAGTAGATGATTTAGTAATTACTCCTACATTTACAGCAAATGATGGTACTTATGGTCCTTTTATTATATCAAATGATGATGTACAAAATACAGTTACAACATCTTCTTTAAGTGCTTCAATAAATTTAGTAGTTAAAGATAATAAAGTAATATCTGCACCCATAGTAAATAATGGATCTGCTTCATATGTAAGTCAAGATTATTTTTCATATTTTGATAATAATGATATTTATTTAACACCTGCAGCTATAGATTCAACTGTAGGAGCAGGAGTATTTACATTTGCTGGAGCTTATCCTGATGATACTTTTTATTTTAAAATTCATGCTGATGATTTAGTAACAACAGTTACAGTTTTAGAGGCACAACCACCTTATGGAATTGGTTATAGGCCTGGAGATAAATTAATATTCAAATCAGAATCATTTTCAGGCTACCCAATGTCAGATGATATAAAAATAACATTATCATCACCAGCTATATCAGCATCTAATTGGAGCAATAGAAAATTTGGAGTTGATTTAAGAAATTCGGCAGCAGTAGTTAGTGGTTTAAATATAGATCAAGAATTAAAAATATACCCTATATCCGGAAGTTGGGGGATGGGAAGTGGAAAATTTTCAAATTTACCCCAGTCAACTGATGGTGCAAGTTGGGAATGGAGAACATATTCTGGGTCAGATATTGGAGCCCAAAAATGGCAAACAACTGGACCTTTTCAACCTTATGCAACAGCATCTTTTTCATCATCTGTAGATGGAGGAGGAAATTGGTATACAGGATCAAATTTAGAATTACCTGTAATACAATCACAATCATTTTCATATGGTATTGGGGTTGATTTAAGTGTTGATGTAACAGATACTATAAAAACTTGGTATACTAATTCTTTAGTAGATAATACAGTTGGGTTTAAAAATGATGGGTTTTTAGTAAAACAATCAAGTTCAAAAGAATTTATCAATAGTCAAGCAACAACAGCTACTTTTAGATATTTTTCAATTGATACAAATACAATTTATCCTCCTTTATTAGATTTAAAATGGTCAGATTGGTATTATGATACAGGGTCATCTAATAATATAACTTTAGGTACACCTGAAGCATTTATGTCCGTTTATAATAATAATGGAACATATTATTCTGAAAGTGTTGAAAGATTCAGAATAGCAGCAATCCCAAAATATCCAGATATAGTATTTCAAACATCATCTTTATACACTACTAATTTTTATTTACATAAAAATTCATCTTTATACGCTATTAAAGATACAGATACTAATGAATTTGTAATTCCTTTTGATAATGATTATACAAAAATTAGTGCAGACTCAACCTCAAGTTATTTTGATATTTATATGAATGGGTTAGAACCTGAAAGATATTATACAATTTTAATAAAAACAGTTGTAGATGGAACTACTCATGTGTTTGATCAAGATGTAATGTTTAAAGTAGTAAATGGATAATGGCTAAAACAGATTACAATAGTGTGGAATTAAAATTAAAGGATGAAATTAAACCCATTAATCCTTCAAACCCTCCTTCTGGGAGTACAATTGAAGTAACTAATGCTGATTTAACCAACAACTCCATCCCAGTTACTTTAGTTAGAGAAGCATTTAATAAAGAAATGTTTAATTTAACTATAAACACAGAATTTACACAATTGGGGGTAACTGAACCTGATTTATCTTTCTTTAATCCTAATTTGGCTACCGTAGGAGATTTTTTTAATATATATCAAAACTTATTCTTTTTAATACCAAAAACAGGACCTAATTCACATACTACATTAATAGAGGAAAGTAGTGAATATGTAAATTATCAAGCTAATAGGCTAGAAATACAAGCTTTATTAGATGAAATTGCAGAATTAAGAGAACAAAATTTACAATTAACTTTAGATATAGGTAACGTATTAGGAGCAAAAGAAGAAATAGATAAAGCAATTAACGAAGCAAGAGAAATCATACCAGAAAATTAATAAAAAATGGCATTAATAGAAGTTACATCATCTATATCTCAAATAAACCCATCTACCTTTTTTACAGATGGGTTTGAGTTATCTACCCAAGCTATAATCCCAAGTGAAGATTACTCAGGGTCTTTTACTCAAAATCTAAATAATATAGAATTTTATGTATATGATGCTCAAAAACAAGTACAATATTCTGATTATAATTTTTCAGGATTTAGTATAACTAATAATTCAAACCCTAATGCTACACCTAGTGGAGTTCAATTAGAAGATGATATTACAGGAACAACTAATATAATTAATCTAAATCCAGAACAAAATACATATGATGTAGGGTTTACAAACGGTCAATTAACTGCTGTTTATAATTTTGTTAATCATGAATTAAGTTCTTCTGTAGATAATCCATATTATTTAGCAGAAATATCAGGAGACAGAACTGAAATAAGATTAAAATCAAATTATATTTCAAATAGTAGCATTCAATCATCCTTTATTACTTTTGAACAAACCTTAAAACAAGCAGATTATTTTGATGAATTTTATATTTCATTTGGTAATAATGAAAATCATATAGGGATAAATACTAAACTTGAAATTAATAATGATGATGTTGATATTCCAAAATATTCAATTTTAATTAAACTATTTGATGCTTTACCCTTAAAATATAAAGTAGGAAATGAGATTTATGTTGTTACAAAAACAGCAGAAACTCAAGCATTTCAAATTAATTTTGAAGAAAGTATAAATATACCAGATGATTCAATAAGATTACAAGGTCCTAATACAAATTTAAATATTAAAGATTTTATTAATAATTCATCAACTTATAAAAATAAAAATGAATTAATTAATACTAAATCAACAGCTTCTAGAGATGAATTAGGAAATGTTTTAAACCGAAAAGGTATACATTTACAACCTAATTATTCTTCAGCATCTTTTAATGAATTTGTTAATTTTTCATCTGCAAAATCAAGAGTAAATAATTTTTATTTAAAAGTACAAAATATTCAAACTTATGAAAATGATATAAGACTTATATCAGCTACTACAGGTTCGAATTCATCAGCTGTATCATCTAGTATGGCTGCATTATATACTAAAGTTGAAGATGAAATAAAGAATTTTGATGGGTTTGAATATTATCAATATTATAATACAAGTTCAGATGCTTATCCAAAAGATACTTCATCTGGAAAAACATATCCTTTTGAATTATTAGATTATGATAGTAATCAAGTTTTAACATGGTTAGGTAGTGACGATGATTTAAATCAATATTATGGAGGAATGCTTTATTCTGCTTCATATTATGATAATAATAATGAAAATTGGTTGTTTTATACTATACCAACGTTTATAACTGAACAAAATAATAATGATAATTATGTAGAATTTTGTAATTTAGTTGGACAATCTTTTGATGAATTATGGTTATATACAAAAGCAGTAACTGAAAAATTAAATACAACAAATCAATTAGATAAAGGAGTTCCTTTATCATTAGCTGATGATGTAATAACTTCTTTAGGATATACTGGATTTGGAAATAATTATAATAATCAAGATAATTTTATAGGTTTAATTGGTAATGATAATGGTAGTTATGTCCCTCCAACTGGAAGTGAATTAATAACTAATTATATAGCTATTAATAAAGGAACAATTACTAACTATTGGCAAGATGGATATTCATGGGATGATTATGTTGAACAACTAATTACAAAAGGTTTCCCATATCCAATTGATAGAGTAAGTAAAGAAATATTTAAACGTCTTTATCATAATATGGCCTATCTTGTTAAAAAGAAAGGAACAGTAGCTGGATTAAGACAATTAATTAATATATGGGGAATACCTAATACCATATTAAGAATAAATGAATTTGGTGGAAAAAATAAGGATGAAACTGATGATTATGATTTATGGTATCAAAGATATAGCTATGCATATACACCTGTAGCTAATTCTTACCAAGCAAGTGCATCTGCTGTTATGCCTTGGATGCCCTTACAAAGAAATTATATAGCAGAAACAGAGTATATAGTACCAGATGGAGTAGGTTTTAGATTTAAAACAACAGGATATCCATCCTCATCATATCATGGTAGTTTTAATAGTCAATCATTAGCAGTAAAAAAATCTAATGGGTTAGATGATGATATATTTGATTGGGGTATAGCTTTATTTTACACAGGATCAACATCGGGTTCATACTCAGGTTCATCTAATAGTGATTATAGAGATTATGGCCAAATAAAATTTTATATGTCAGGAGCAGCTGCAGATGGGGGAGTTGTAGAATCAGATCCTATTTATTTACCATTTTTTGATAAAGGTTGGTGGACCGTTCTTTTGCAAAGAGATAAACACTCAAATGTAAACACAGATTCTACTACTTATACATTATATGTTAAAAATAAATTATATGATGGTTGGGATGGTAATAGTATAGGATTTGAAGGATCAGCAAGTATAACTAATTTAGATACTTCATCAGGTGGGGTTTATGGAAATGATGATTTCGGAACTGCTTTATTTGGAGGTTATATATCAGAATCAATTAATCACGGTTGGAATAAATATGGTACTACTATAAAAGATGGTGTATATGTAGGGGGTAAATTACAAGGATCTAGAATAGGAAGCACTACTGGATTTATAACTAATGAAGATGGATTTGGATTCTCTGGATCCTTTCAAGAATTTAGATATTACTCAAATGCTATAAGTGAATCTGTATTTAATGATACAGTTATGAATCCTGAATCTATTGAAGGAAATAAAATAACAGGTTCAGAAGCTTCTTTTGATATAATTAATTTTAGAGCTCCTTTAGGAAATGAATTAGAAAGTTTTTTCACATCCTCACAATTAATAGCACATACTGAAACAATAAAATCAGTACACCCAGCTATAACAGCCTCAGCACCTGAATATATAACAGGTTCTTTTAATGATGGTACTGGAAATATTATAAATGATTATGTAATTAATTATCAACCAAATACTATAAAAAGAACTTATAGTAAACAAAACGTAGAAACATATTTCTTAGATCAACCATCAATTGGAATTAGAAATAGAATATCAAATAAAATACAAGCTACAAGTAACTTAAATTTTGGAACTGCTTTATCTAATGTAAAAAGTATACAGGCAGATCCATTTATAAGCCAAAGCTACACAGAAAATATAAATACTTTAGAAGTAGCATTCTCACCCCAGGATGAAATTAATGATGATATTATTCAAACCTTAGGATATGGTGCTATACAAAGTGCAATAGCAGATCCAAGGTTTAGGACATCTTCAACTTATACTTATCCTCAATTAGATAAAATAGCAAATGATTATTTTAGAAAATATGTAGGTAGTGATATTTTTGATTATTTAAGATTAATTAAATATTTTGATGATTCATTATTTAAAGCAATTAAAAACTACGTACCAGCACGTACTAGTGTATCTACAGGCGTTGTAATTAAACAAAATATGCTTGAACGTAATAGGTACCGAGAACCACAAGTTAATTCATATTCTACGCAATCCTATGCTATTAATAATATTCCTTTACCCCAACAAAATTTAGAAATAACGGGTAGTATTGATTTATATGAATTTAGTGGTAGTGCCGGGGGTAGTGCAAATGAATATAATTTCTTAGCTACTCAAACAGGTTCAATGGGATTTTTAAGCGATATTCCAAATGCAATATCTGCAGGTGGATATTTAAACCTTATGCCTAATGCAACACTCGAACTTGAGTATGGTGATTTTTATATAGAATATAATGGGAATAGTTTTGCTAATCCACCAACAATGAATGATAGTACTGGCTTAAGATCTAAAAAACCTATTAGTACTCAATTTTCTATCCACGCTGATGGTCCTATAACTTCAGTAGCTTTAATAATAAGTTCATCTTTAAGAGGAGAATTATTTAACTTAGATAAGGTTTGGGTTGGGAGTGGAAATACATCTTCAATTACTCCTCTAATAGATATTGATCCTAAAGAAACATTAAATTTATTTGCTTATAATAGTGGAAATAATATAAGTATTGCTACTATTTCTAATTGGGTATGGAAAACTTATAATCCCACAATAGGACCAGAAGATCTTGAATCTTTAGCTACATTACCAGATATTTCAGCTTCAATTTCTCCAAATACTCAATCATATATAGAAAATAATATAACTACTTTAGGAATAGTTCCTACAATAGGTAATTTTCAAGAAGAATTTTATGATGGTGAGTATAGTGGAAGTGCTTTAAAAACATTAATAACTCAGTCAAATCCTTATAAATCAATACTCCCATCTTCGGAATTAGTTAATATACCTGAAATAAAACCAATTTTAACACAAGCCCATGATTTTAATGGAGCTGGGGCGTGGACAGCAATAGATAACGAAAATACAAGTTTTAATACTATAACTGGGGCTGCCGGATTAGGTCCTGGTTACTTTACAGAAACTGTTCCATTTCTCATTAAACCCTTCCAAACATACGAAATTAGTTATGATATAAATCTAACCCAAATTTATGATTATTCAGCAGTAGTGGGATTGTCAATGATACAAGGTGGTGGAGCGTTTAGTTCTAATTTTTATGGGGGGCCACAAGATAACTATGCCGGAAATACTAATGGATCAGAGTTTTCATATGTAAATGGAGTTTTAACTCCAAATGCTGGTCTTGTAGGAGGAAATCTAGGTAATACAGCTGTTTCTTTTTCATTTATGTATACTCCTCCCGAAACATCAGATAATTCTTCATCTGTACCAGCAGGTAAAAATAACGCTTTATGGGATAATCTTAATTTTTCATATTCTCTTATGTTAGCAGCTGATGCAGGATTAATTGGAACACTCAACAATTTTAGTATTACAGGGGTAGGGGGTATATATGAAAAAGTACAAAATGCAATTCCTTGGGATTTAAATGTTATAAATAATTATAATCCTTTAACATCAGGTTCATTTGAAATTTTAAACACACAGAGTTTAGTATTTGAAAATTCAGATTATAATCCTTTAAACAATAATGTATCTCAAAATAGAAGAAGTACAAATCACTATCAAGTAGAATATGAAAATCAAAATACTATTGAAAATCTTCAAAGTATAATTGATGTAATGTATAACCCATTTTCAGCTTCTTCTCCATTAGGTCCATTAACTGCTCCTGTAGTAGATAGTAATTACACATCATTAGCAGCTTTAAATCCAACATATGATGGAACTAAAATAAAAAGTTTAGATTATAATTTCTTCACCCCATCAGGATCTGTAAAACCAGTAAATACATTACCAGCCCAATCTTTTAATAGGAAAAATGTAAATGTATCTTATAGTGTAGCAACAAACTTTTTAGATGGTTCAACAGGTAGTTGGGATGGAGATGATGTAAATGAAAGAAAAACAGCTGTTATTGATAAACATCCTCAATATATAGCCCATTTTAATAGATCATTTGAACAATTTAATTTTTATAATTCTCGTGATTTTACAATTGATTCATTAATTTCAATTTCAATGGATGATTTAGGTGGAAAAGAAATAACTCCTGAATCAATTGATATAGATGGATCTAATGCTTATAAAAAATGGGTATCATCTGTATTTGAACCTACTAGAAAAGTAGGAGTTTCATTTACTACACAAAATTCTACAAGTACAAAAGTAATAAATTTAGAAACTTTACCTGTAGGAAATTATGATATATTAGGAGGCAGCGTTCAATTTTTAACTATGAATGGTAATGCTAAATCAATTAGCACTAATTCAAACCAATATGCTTATACAATAGGTGGAAGGAAAATGGGACAAACTGTGGATTTAGGTATTTCCACTAATAACTTTCAAATGTTAGGTTTGGGACCATATAATGGAGGGTTTATTGGAGGTTTAAGTGGATCAATTGTAGGTGCTGATAATATTATTGAAAGTGGATCAGGATTAATTTCAAACTACAATCCTTTAGTTGGGGATCAAAACACTAAGCAAAATGCTATAATATTATGGAATACTAATGGAAGTATTATAGCTAATCATTCTAAAACTAATGGAGCGGGTACAGGTGCATATATTTCAATAGATGGAGTTTCATTAGGATCTAGATCTGTAACAAAAATTACATTATACCCTGATATATGGGAGGATGGTTTTACTGATAAAGTTTCTTCAGGAGTACAACCCTATGGTTTTCTTCCCGGAGATATTATTACAATACCTAATTATGTAATAAATTTAAACGGATACTCAGGTTTTGTTGGGGATTTAGTATTTAGACTTCCTGAAGAAAATGTTTTATTAGAAAAAACTAATAAGATATCTCAACCTAATGAAACTATTCAAATGATAACAGCTAGTCAGGTTACTGGTGAAGGCCAACAATTTGGATTTTTATTAAGTGGTAGTGGAACAGTTCAACTCAATGGACCTTTTGATGCAAATGGCGACATTCCTTATGATAAGACAAATAATGGTGGATTATCCTCTGCATATTATGTTCCTTTTTCACAAAATAACAGACTTTCAGGAGATAAAGATCTACCAGATAATATGAAATTATCAATATCAGGTCCTCAATTAGCTCTCTATCATGCTTATAATCAAACAGTAGCTAAAGAAATGCTAAGATTTCCATTTACTTGTCCTATAGATCAAGCAGTATATTTTAATCCTTTATTTGTACAAGAAGGTATTGATGCTGCGGATCCTAGCAATTACTATCAATGGTCACCATCAGGATCTGATTGTGATACTTATGAAGATAATCAAATACCATTTTTAATTGAAAGGGGAGATGTATTAAGAATTGAAGGAGTAAAAACTGTAATTTCAGCCTCATTAACATCATCTATAGATTTTATAGAAGATTTTACAGTTGAAGAAGTACAAGATTTTTATTACTCAGCATCATATAATGAACCTACTAATGGTTCATTTGTACCGGGATCAGGTCCAACAAATAATTATGGAGGGTATACTTCTATAACAACAAATTTTAATGATTTATTTCAAACTTCTAATGGATATTCAATAGGAAGTTACACCAGTCCCCCATCAGCAGTTCAAATTAACTCAACTCAGTTTACTACTTCTGGTATTGGAACTAATGGAAAAATAAATATTACTCCAGTTGTATCCGATCAAAAAAGTCTTAGTAGTGGACAAACTTATATACTTGAAGGAACATCATTTGTATTTCCTGGAGTTTCTTTTGGTAATAATGGAGGAGGTTATGAAGTAGGAGATACTATAACAATAACTTCTCAAACTATAAATTCTATTTTTAGTAATGCAACACAATTATACAATGTAATAATTACTTTAACATCAGAGATGTTAAATACAGGAGGTATAGGAAATCCATTTTCAGTAGCATCAACTTTAAATCCTGGATGTACAAATGAATATGCTTATGAAAGAAATAACACAGGAGATGTTCCGGTATCAATGCCTTCTTTTATTAAAACCTTCAGAAACCCAGGAGATGTTTTGCAAGGACTACCTGGAGGAGCAGTAACTAAATTTACTATAAGAAAACAAGTTGAAAACGATGGAAAAGTAATGATTAAAAATACTCCTCCTAGTTTAGGTTCTGAAGGATTTTTAACACAAACAGGTGGTGGATTTTTAATACCAAATGATTTTACTAGCATTCAAAAGAAAAATGCTTTAAATATTATTAACCAATTAAGACAGAAAAACGCATTCCCAGGTGATACAGCTACAGATAGTGGAAATAATCAAACATCTTAAATTTAAACTTGGAATAAAAAATAAAATTACGTATATTTATAACTAAAATAATAGAACATGGGATATTTAAATAACCAAGTAATAACAGTAGATGCTATTTTAACTAATAAGGGAAGAGAATTATTAGCAAAGGGTGATGGGTCTTTTAATATCACTCAATTTGCTTTGTCTGATGATGAAATTGATTATACCTTATATAATCCAACACACCCATCGGGATCAGCATTTTATGGGGAAGCAATTCAAAATATGCCTTTAATGGAAGCATTTCCAGATGAAAGCCAAATGATGAAATATAAATTAGTTACATTAAATAGAGGAACAGCAGTAATGCCTGTTATTGGGGGTGTAAATAGAATAAAAGAAAGACAATTAACCCCAACTAATATTGTTCCTAAAACGTCAAATTATTTAGGCAACGCAGAAGCAATATCAGAATCAGGATATTCATTTACAATAGCTGATGTGAGAGTATGTCAATCAACAACAGGGTTTGTAGCAACAGGTGATGATTCGGAAGCATCTAAAGAATTAGATGTTCAAAACTCTAATATGGTGATTACAAATGGTACATCTGTTTCACAAACAGTAATTGGAACTTCTTTAACATTAACTGGAACAGGAAATCCTATTTTATTTGGTACTAACACTTCAATATATACTACATTAACTGTAATAGGATTAGATAGTGGTGCTAGAATACAAGTACCTATAGAAATAACAAGAACAACAACTAGATAAAAAATTAGATATGCCAGACAATAACAGAGGAGCATTTATACCTTTAACAAGTGATGAAATAGTATTAAGTAATGATTCTGTTACATCAGCTATGTGGAGTAATAATTCCCCAACTTTAAGAGAATATTACACAAGTTCGGCTCAGTTAGCTAGTGCAGCTGCTCCTTACTATATATCAGTGTTTCAAACAGCTTCTACAGATATAACAGCTGAAATACAATTTGATTCAGTTTACTGTGATGCTGAAGGAAGCGGAAGTAAATTTTTAAATCCTCTTGTAACAGGAGTTTCTCCTACAAGAACTAATTATGGACAATATAGAAATTTAGTTTTAGGAGATGAAAATGCCTCATTTATATTTGGTAATTATTCTTCATCATATTTTTATGTAATGAACCTAGAAAGGGCAAGATATAAACAAAATATTCTCCCAGGAACATGGACATTAAAATTATCAGGTTCTACTGGAGCAGCAAATGATAAATTAATTTTAACGGATGACAGTATAATAAACAATGTAGCTCAATTTTCTGATGCTGGTAGATATTATAATATTATATCAGGCTCAGCAGGTGTAGTAGCTTCAGGATATGCAGGCTCAAATCAAGCAGATGGTTGGACACCTGGTTCAGGGTCTTATGGTTGGATTTTACCTGATGTAAATTTACTAATTTTAAATGGCGAAGCATTAGATGGAGCTATAGTTGATGGAGGAATTGCTTTAAACACATCTAGAGCTTCAGACACATATAATCAATCTCAAGGAGGAAATAATGGGCTTTTAATTAATGCCCTAAACAGAGCGGGATTAGACACAGTAGCTCCAACAGGATTTACTTTAAATAGTCAAGAAAATTTATCAAGTGATTTTATATTTTGTAGAGCTAAAAATTCAGAATTTAATTATTCTTCCAATCCATCATTTATTTCATCCTCAACAGGAGCTATTGTATTTGATTCATTTGTAGAAAATCCAACAACCTACATTACAACTGTAGGTCTTTATAGTAAAACTAATGAATTAGTAGCAACTGCTAAATTATCAAGACCTTTAGAAAAAGATTTTACAAAAGAATTACTTGTAAGAGTTAAATTAGATTTTTAAGATGGATGGCTGCATTCAAACAATTTAATACAAATGAGGTAGTATTAACTCCCTTTTATGCTAATAAAGATTTTAGATTTATAGGATCTGACATCACAGCATCTAATGTAGGAATAGAATATTATCAATCTACACAAGGCCCTTATAAATCAGGATCATTTCCAACAGGATTTAAAACTAGATTAGATGGGGTACTAGTATTTGGGAACGTTAAACAATTATATTATAGTAATTATTTAACATCATCTAGAGGAGATAATGTATCAACATCAAGCTTAGTACCTGGACCTTTACCAGAATATGATCAGTATGTAGGAAAAATAGAAGGTCCTAGATATGATAATTTTTTACAATCATCAGAAATGCAAGATAGAAGATTTGCACAATTTTCATCATCAGCAAATATAAATGGTCCAACTGTAATATCAATCCCTTCAATGCTTTTTGGTGAAAAAATTCCACCCTCAACTTTTGAATTTACTTTTACATCTTCACTTAATCAAGTCCAAAGTTTTGTTTATGATGATAGTGAAGGCAATTTATTAGCAACTCAATCTAACCCAGATGGTACTATAGTAAATGAAGGAGTAGTAGGACAAATTTTCTATTCACAAGGTATGGCTATATTAACTGAAGGGATAGGTGGTTTAAGTAATATAGGTAGCATAGTAAATGATCAAAATGGAACAGCAAACTCAAACCTTGACTCAGCTTCAATTTCTTTTTCTTCATCAATTACAATAAGAGAAAATCAATATAAATGTGTTATAAATGATAATGAATATTCTTATACTCAAAATCCATCAGCATTAAAGCCTACTAATAACTTATCAGGAATTAATAATATTTTATCATCATCTATAGAAAATAGCACATATGGGGATGATGGAAGTGCCGGTACTTATGTTTTAGATTATAATACTTTAACAGGAGCAGGATCAGGAGCTACAGCAACTGTAATTATAGGTCCTGCAGGTAAAGTTACTAATATAACTACATTATATGAAGGAAAAAATTATCTAAAAGGGGATGAAATAAATTTAGATATGGAACAACTTAGACCAGGTGGAGGGCAAGTTATATTTAATGCTACTGGAGATATTCCTATAAAATTACAAGGAGGAGATACTATTAATTTATCATTTATTGATGATCCTAACCAAGTATATTATGATTATGCTACAGGATCATATTTTAGCCCATATGTAACTACAATAGGTTTATATAATGGATCTTACCAGTTAGTAGCTGTTGGAAAGTTATCCCAACCTATTCCAATTTCACTATATACAGACACAACGTTTGTAGTAAATTTCGATACATGATAAACTGGACATATATAAATGAGGAAGTCACTGAAATAGACGACTTCCCAGATCAGACTTATGGGTTTGTATACGTTATAACTCACCTACCAACAGGAAAAAAATATATAGGAAAGAAAATATTATTTTTTACTCGTAAAGTAAAATTAGGTAAAAAAGATTTAAGAAAGTTTGAAGGAGTTGTAGGTAGAAGACCATCTTATAAACTAGCAGTAAAAGAATCAGATTGGAAAACATATTTTGGTTCAAATAAAGAAATGAAAGAATTAGTAATTTCAGAACCCTCTGAAAATTGGGAAAGACAAATACTTATAGCATGTCAATCTAAAAAATTACTAACATATTATGAATCTAAATACTTATTTATATACCAAGCATTAGAAAAACCTGATGAATTTTGGAATGATAACATTCTTGGAAAGTTCTTTACAAAAGACTTTGATTAGCAAAATATTATTCGTACATTACGGTTATGATAAATGAACTACTAGTTAACTTAGTTAATTCGGTACTAGGTACTGGAAAAAGGACAGCAAGAGGTAATCAAGCCTATAATTGTCCTTTCTGCCATCATACAAAACCTAAATTAGAAGTTAATTTTTCAGAAAATAAAAAAGGATATAATCCATGGCATTGTTGGGTATGTGGTAAAAAAGGTACAAGAATATCTACATTATTTAAACAATTAAAGGCACAACCCGAAAAATTTACAGACCTATACAAGCTAGTATCTGAGGAGAAAGAATACCAGAAAGAAGAAAATAAAGTAGAAGTAAAACTACCTAATGAATTTAAATCTATCAGTAATAATTCAATAGATTTAACAGGTAAAAAAGCATGGAATTATTTAAAAAATAGAGGAATTACTATTGATGATGTATTAAAATATAATTTAGGATATTGTGAATATGGTAATTATAGTAATATGATAATCATTCCTTCTTATGATGAAAACGGTAAATTAAATTACTATACAGGTAGATCATTTGAAAAAGACCCATATAGAAAATATAAAAACCCAGAAGCATCAAGAAATATTATACCTTTTGAATTATTCATCAATTGGAACTTACCATTAATATTATGTGAGGGTCCATTTGATGCTATAGCAATTAAAAGAAATGCAATTCCTTTATTAGGTAGTAACATACAGGGTTCTTTAATGAAAAAAATAGTAACTTCAACAGTTAAAAAAATATATATAGCACTAGATTCTGATGCAATTAAAAAAGCAATAAAATATGCAGAAGAATTTATAAATGAAGGTAAAGAAGTTTATATGGTAGAGCTTCAGGGGAAAGACCCTAGTGAAATGGGATTTACCGATTTTACTCAATTAATCCAAAATACCGTTCCATTAACACAATATGATTTAATGGAAAAGAAATTACAACTTATATGAGCAAGAAAACAATTAAAAAATCCTATAATAGGATTTTAGAGATTAGTGAAGATGCTAAACAAATTACTTTACCTGACTCCAGGTATTATCAAAGAAATGGCGAATACTATCCATCTATAACTTATGTATTAAGTTGTTATCCTAAAGGTAAACATTTTCAAGATTGGTTAAAAAAAGTAGGATACTCGGCTGATTGGATTGTAAAAAAAGCAGCAGAAGAGGGAACACAAGTACATGAAATGTGTGAGGATTATCTTAATGGTAAAGAATTAAATTTTTTACAAAATGGCATCCCAATGTATAATCCTTTAGTTTGGCAAATGTTTTTACGTTTTGTTGATTTTTGGGAAACTTACAACCCAACTTTAATTGAAACTGAAGTACACTTATTTTCAGATCAAATTAGAGTAGCAGGTACTTGTGATATGGTTTGTGAAATTGATGGAGAGTTATGGATTATTGATTTTAAAACATCAAACCATTTACAAACTACATATGACCTCCAAACTGCGATTTATGGTAAATGTTATGAAGAATGTTTTGGTAAAAAAGCTGATCGTTATGGGGTTTTATGGTTAAAATCATCTAAAAGAGGTCCTAAAGAAGGTGCTATACAAGGTAAAGGATGGGAAATGTATGAATCAAAACGTACACAAAGTGAAAATATAGATATATTTAATACTGTAAAAAGATTATTTGATTTAGAGTTTCCAAAACATAAACCTGTATTTACTGAATTTAAAACTACAGCTAAAAGAAAATTATAATATTTATAATAAAATTATATTATGGATAACTTTGACTACAAAAAATATATAGCAGAAGGAAAATTACTAAAAGAAGCTTCAGATAAACCTAAAGCAATTATATTAGCAGGTGCTCCGGGTGCTGGTAAAGGTTATATTTTACGAGGTTTAGATTTATCAGGTTTAACTACTTATAATTTAGATTTAGATTTTGTTCCTTTACTAAAAAAAGCAGGTGTTACCTTAGATTTAAAAAATGCTACTCCTGAAGAAAGAAGTACATCATCTAAATTAATGAGGCAAGCAGCTTCAAAATTAAAAGATGAAGATTTGCCTAAAGCAATAGCTAATAGAGAATCATTTATATTAGATGGTACAGGAGCTTCAAGTCGAGCTACTCTTAAATTAAAAGATGAATTAGAAAATGCAGGATATGAGGTATTTATGCTCTATGTTTATACAGATTTAGAACGTTCATTAAAACAAAACCAAGATAGATTTGATAAATCTGGAGGTGAAGATAGAAGTTTAGCTCCAGCAATTGTTATGACTACTTGGAACGATGTAACTCAAAATTATAATGAATATAAAAGTTCTTTTGGTAATAATTTTGTATCAGTTGCTAATACTTTAAAAGATGAAAAATTAGATAATTTAGAAGATATAGTAGATAAGTATTTAACCCCCTATAAACCTCAAGGTACAAAACCTAAGGATGCTAAAGCACAAGCAAGATCAGATAAAAGAAAAGCAGCAATAAATGCTCAAATAAAATCATTATTATCAGATGATGGGGTAAAAGATGTTATTGATAATTCAGTATCAGCAGAGGAAGCACAAGCAAAATTAAAATCATTTATAAATGGGTAAAATTTTAGCAGCATATGGAGGTGGATTTAAACCACCAACAGCTGGTCACTTTGAAATAGTAGATACAGCATTAGAAAAATATCCAGAAATAGATGAATTTATTATTTATGTAGGAGGTAAAGTTCGTGATGGTATAGACCAAACTGAAGCTGTTTTAGTTTGGGACATTTATAAAAAATATTTAGCAAATAAAGTTAAAATAGAACCCGTAAAATCTCCAATTGGAGATATTATTCGTTTAGCTAAAAATAATCCTCAAGATACTATTTATTTTGTAATAGGTTATAGAGATGGTAGACAAGATGATTTAGATGATGTGTCCTCAAGAACAGGAAATTTAAGTGAAAAATATCCAAACATTGAAGTTAAAGTTATCCCAACATATAACCCTAACATGAGTGGAACAAATGCTAGAAAGGCATTAGATAAATCTGAAGAAGAGTTTATTCAATTTCTACCAAATAAAGTAAAAGAAAAGTCAGAAATATTTTCAATATTAAGACCATCAGTAGAAGAAAATTTAAATGAAAATGCTACATATTCTAAAAATATAGATATTCAATCTATGATAAATGATTTAACAGATTATATGTTAAAGCAAGAAAGAAATATAGAGCCCTTACCTAAATTAGAATTTGTAGATGGTGATACAGAAAATGCAAGTGACTTTTTTGGTAAGACAGCGTATTATGACCCAAATACTCAAACTATAGTATTATATACTGAGGGTAGACACCCTAAGGATATAGTGCGTTCATACGCTCATGAAATGGTACATCATACACAACATTTAGAAGATAGATTAGATGGTATTAATACTACTAATACTACTGAAGATGATAATTTAAGTAAAATTGAAAAAGAAGCATACACAGATGGTAACATGACTTTTAGAAATTGGACAGACACATTAAATGAAGCAGTTGTAGGAAATAAAATTGAATGTGATGAATGTAGTTGGAGCTGGGATATAGTAGATGGTGGTGATGATTTATATATGTGTCATAAATGCGGACATAATAATGAACCTATGAATGAAAATAAAGATTATTTTGGTTTAGAAAAATTTATAAACGAAGTAGCTGAAGCAACAAAATATAAAATATTTTCAGATATGGATGGTGTATTAACTGATTTTAATGCTTCATTTAAAAAAAGAGCAGATGGCATAGCTCCATCAGATTACGAAAAAAAATTCGGTAAAGATAAATTTTGGGAATTAATTGATGGTGAAGGAGTAGGATATTGGGTAGGAATGCCTTGGATGGAAGATGGAAAACAATATTGGGATTACATAAAAAATTATGATACTGAACTATTATCATCACCTTCAAGATCTTCTACATCTAGGTTAGGTAAAAGATTATGGGTTAGAAATAATATGCCAGGTATAAAATTAACATTAGCTCAAGCAGCTAAAAAACAAAACTATGCTGCTCCTAACCACATATTAATTGATGATAGAAAATCAAATATTGATCAATGGATAGCACAGGGGGGAATTGGTATATTACATACATCAGCTTCTGATACTATTTCCCAATTAAAAAAATTAGGCTTATGAGTCCAATAAATTCACTATCTAAAGGGTATAATAGTAACTCTCCAAAAAATAGAGATAAAGGGAAAATAGTAAAAAAAACACTACCTAAATTATCTTCAATGCAGATTAAACCTATAGAACCTACAATTAAAAAAGAAAAAAAAATGGATGGAAAAGTAAGTACATTATCTAAAGGGTATAAATCAGATATTCAAAATACAAGAGTAAAAAAAGATTTTATTAATAATGCTGTTAAAGTAAATTTTAAAGATATATCAGATAAAATTAAATTACTTTATGATAATAAAAATTTAACAAAAGATGATATTAATAGTATAATTAAAGATTTAAAGACAAACATATAATGAGTGAAAATGTTCTAAAAAAAGAGTTTGGAAAAACTGACGTTACACGACTTAGAAATTTAATGTCAGGTAAACATAATGAAAAAAATGGTCAAAGTATAGGCTATAATAAAGCCCAAACCTTTTATAAAGAGGGTGATGTATGGGAAGAAAATGGACGTAAATGGACAATTAAAGAAGGAATTAAACAAAATATTACAAAATTAGATAAAGCCAAAAAATCACATATAGTTCCTTTATTTTGCCCTAAATGCAAAAAAGTAATGAATAAAGGAATGGATCCCAGTTACTATATGGCTGTAAACCAATGTTTTTCTTGCTTTAAAAAGTTTGAAACCCAACTAAAAGCAACTGGTTTATGGGATGAATGGGAGAAAAAAACATCTAATGGTAATATAGATTCTTTTATTGCTTGGTATAAAGATTGGATAATGGATAGTTTAGAAGTTTCAAACACCTCATTTATATCAGAAAAAGGTGATGTAGAAACCTGGCGTGGGGGTGTAGATAAACAAAAAGCCCTTAAAGCTCTTAATGAAACAATTAAAGCTTGGGAAGAAGCAAGAAAATAACGTATATTTATAAATAAAATCTAATGGATAATTTTGATACTACTAAATGGTTTAAAAACCAATATATAAAAGAACATATAATCATTGAATCTGTCTCAGTAAATTTAGATGATTTAACATTTGATATGGTTAAAGACACATTTAAAGATCAATATCAAAATGTTCACTTTTCAAGAAAACAACCTAATGGTGAAGAAGGTAATTATTACAAGGATGCAGTTAGCTTTCCAAACCCAGATGATTCTTTATCAAAGGTAGGAGATATGAGTGCTTTTGAAGATTGGAAAGAAAAAACCCTTGAAAGATATGGTAAAGTAAATCTATTACTACAACCAGAAGCTAGTGTTTGGTTTGATAAAGTTAAAATTGATGATGAAAAATTTTTAAAAGATAAAAAAGGTTATGTTGATGCTAAAGGAAAAGCTATGGATGATTGGTCAAAAAAAGGCTATTCTATAGATGAAGAAATTGATATGAATGATCCTGTTTTAGTTAAAGCAAGAGCAGCTCAAATGGCTGATGAAAAAGAAATGGCTAAACAAGCAGAATTAGATAAAAAATATGGTTCCAATTTTATGGATAAATTAGATGCTGAAATAAATCTAAAACAAGAACTTCAAGATCTAAAAGATGAAAGAGCTCAACTAATGATTGACATGGAACAAGAGGCAGAACCTGAAGGTGGGGAAATAGCAGATGATTATGGTTCTAGACTTAATGATATTGATTCTAGAAGGGAATTAATTCAAAAAGATATTGATGATTTAAGAATGTATGAAAATAAAGAGGCAATTAAAGAAACATTTCGTTTTATTAAAGAAAACAACCCAGAATTCACAAGTGAAGAAATTAAAGCTGAATTAAAAGAAATTGAAAAATTAGGTAATCAACTAAATGAAGAACTTTGTGCTAAAGGTAAAGCATATCGTAAACGTAGAATGGCAGCTGGAGAAAAATCATCTGCTTATTTATCTGGTCGTGCTGTTAAAGTTTGTAAAGGACAAATGAGTGGTAAGAAGAAAAAGAAGTAATGGCTGAGAAAAAAGACAGTAATAAAGTACCTGAAGCTGCTTTAATTTTACCTAGAGGTAAAAAAGTAATACTTCAAGCCGAAGACACAGACTATAAAAGAGGTTTAATAGTAGAATTATTGGACAATGGTGGTTATGAAATGGCTTATTGGTACGATAAACCAGACAAACCATACCCAGTTGAAATTTTAGTTGATGGTCAAAGTATAAAAGAAGATGGAAAATTAGTAGAAATGAAATTTCACCCACAAGATTATTATGATAAGCAAGATTTAGAAGAAATAAAAGGTAAAGCTGCACCTTATGGTTCTGGATATGAAAGAGTTAAAAAAGTAGTTGATGAATCATTGCGTGATTGGTTTAAAAAAGAAAATTGGGTACGTATTAATACATCAGGTAATATATCAGGCGATTGTGGTACCATGAAAAAAGGTAAAGCAACTACAAGATGTTTGCCTAAGAAAAAAGCTCAATCTTTAACTAAAGCAGAACGTAAGGCAACAGTTGCTAAAAAAGTTCGAGGAGATAAAAAAGGAAAGCAATTTGTTAAAAATACAAAAAAAGCAGAATACAAGAAAAAATAAATAAAAACACGCAAAAATACGTAATTAGAAAAATTTTTTATATATTTATAAATAAACCCAACTAAATAAAATTTTAAAAATGAAAAAATCGGAATTAAAAGAAATTATTAAATCTTCTTTCTTAGCAGAAGCTGAGGATTCTAAAAAAGGAAACAAAGAAGAGCAAAAGCGTATGGAAGGTGCTATTCGCGATGATAGAGATCATATCAAAAATCTTGAAAAAGACATTAAAGATAATGAAGCTAAACTAGCTAAATTAAAAAAAGACGAACCTAAAGACGTTTCTGAGGAAATGAAAAAGGATGATGTTGAAGAAGGTATGCGTAATACTTATGAAGAAGATGACATTGATGAAGCTATGAGAGGTGGAGATGATGATATGGATGAAGGCATGCGTGGTAAGTATGAAGAAGACGATACAATGAGAGAAGCAGAAGAAGTAGATGTTGAAGATAATGAAGACATTAATGTTGATATTGAAGATGAAGTAAATATTGATGACGAATCTGACAAATCAGAAATTGAAGTAGATTCTGAATTAGCAGGTGAATCTTCTGATGTAGCAGCTATATTAGGTCTTTTAACTAAAGCACAAGAAAAAGCAAAAAGCATGGGTGATGAAAAATTACTTGATCAAATAGGAAATACAATTACTTATTACACTAGAGCACACGTTGTAGCTACTAATGAAGATTTAGAAAGTGGTGAATACGGAGATCCTGTAGATGCTGAATTAGATGTTACTAAAGGTGATGGAGATACAGCTAGCATGTTAGATGCAGAAGCAGCTTTAAATTTACAAGAATCTGAAGAAGTAAAAAGATTTAGATTATTAGCAGGAATTAAATAAATAGTTATTAACAAATAAAATTTTTAAAAAATGGATACTCAAATATTAAAAGAACAGTTAGATGCATTATATGAAACTTTTTCAATCGAACATGGGGGCAAATCAAAAGCAGCTCATGGTCGTGCAAGAAAAGCATTAGGTGGTATTAAAAAATTAATATCAGATTATAGAAAGGCATCTGTAGCTGAAGATAAAAAATAAATAGATGATTAACGAGCGCAAACTTTCCAAAGCTGAACTCAAGAAAAGAGAAGATATTATCATGAATATGAAAGATAATAAAAGAGATTTAGTTAAAAAATATGGTAAGGATGCAGAAGCAGTCATGTATGGTCGCGCAACTAATATGGCAAAAAAACAAACTAAAGAAATGAGAGACCCTAAATTAACTGAATTAATCAAAGATGTTTTAAAAAATCCTAAAAAAGCCGATTTAAATAAGGATGGTAAATTATCTGATTACGAAAAAACTAGGGGAGCTGCTATTGAAAAAAATATTGATGAGGTTGAAATGCCAAATGCTATTATCAATAAATTTTCTAATGAAATTAAAGATGCTCAAACTTTAGCTAAGGCAATGTTAGGAATTTATGATGCTATACAAGATAAAGAACAAAAAGACTATTCTAAAAATCAAAAATTTAACAGAATACTTAATTATTTAAGAGATTTATCAGATGATGAAGTAGAATCGGTAAAAGAGGATTTAGATTTAGGTCATGAAGATAATGAACCAGGTATGATTAAAGGTGATTTATATCAAATTGGCAAAGCTTCAATGGCTTTATATAAAGTATTAGATCAATTTGATGACATGGGTGAAGTAGATTTACCATCATGGTGGCAGAGTAAAATATTCAAGGCAAAAGAGGCTGTAGTTGGTGCTCAAGAATACCTTGATTTTGAACTTAATGAGCCAAAAATTGATGCTGTAGTAGATGCTACTATAGACGTAGTAGATGAAACAGTTGAAGACTATATAACCTCCGTTGATGATTTAACTGAAGAAAATATAACAGAAGCTATGAATATGAATAAATGGCGCCGTGCCTACAACGGAAAAGCATTTGCTAAAAAAATAGTATATTTAGAAGATTACAATGGTAATAAAAAAAGGTATGCTATTTATTTTAAATATA